CCCTCGATCGCGCGCCGGCAAGGGGGGCGCGGTCCTGCTCGAGGCGATCGTCGCGGGCTCGGAGCCGGCGTGAGCGCGAGCGTCGAGGCGGCGCAGGCGCAGTTCCGCAGCTGGCGCGAGGAGCGGGGGAGTCTGCGCTTTGTGCAGTCGCAGTTCGGCGTCACGCCGGACCCGTGGCAGGAAGAGGCGCTGCTCGCCTTCGAGGACCCGCGACCGGACAAGCGACGCGTCTCGCTGCAGGCCGCGGCTGGGGTCGGCAAGAGCGCGGTCATGTCCTGGTGTGCCTGGTTTTTTCTCGCGGTCCAGTGCTCGCGTGCGAAGAGCGGCGACGGGTTCGATCATCCGAAAGGCTTCGTCACCGGCATCACGGCGACGAACCTGCGCGACAACTTCTGGGCGGAGATGAGCAAGTGGATGGCGCGCAGTCCGTACCTGCGCGAGGCCTTCACCTGGAGCTCGCAGCGCATCTTCGCGAACGACCACCCGCAGACGTGGTTCCTGGCGCCGCGCAACTGGCCGAAGGCCGGGAGCGCCGACGAACAGGGCCGCACCCTCTCCGGCCTCCACGGCGCCAACGTCGCGGCGTTCGTCGACGAGAGCGGTGCCGTGCCGTCGACGGTGCTGCGGGCCATGGAACAGATGCTCGCCGAGACGGGCGTGCGCTTCGGCAAGGCGATGCAGGCCGGCAACCCGATCAGCCTCGAGGGAATGCTCTACGCCGCGGCGAACCAGCTGCGCGCGCAGTGGACGATCGTGATCGTCACCAACGATCCCGACGACCCGCGCTGCAGCCCTCGAGGCGACAAGACGTGGGCGCGTCAGCAGATCGAACAGTACGGGCGCGACAACCCGTGGGTGCAGTCGTACATCTGCGGACGCTTCCCGGCCGCGTCGCTGAACGCGCTGCTCGGCATCGAGGACGTCGAGGCCGCGATGCAGCGCGACCTGGACGACGCCGCGTATGCATTTATGCAGAAGCGCCTAGGCGTCGACGTCGCGCGCTTCGGTGACGACCGCTCGGTGATTTTCCCCCGGCAGGGGCTGCAGGCCTTCCGGCCCGTGATCATGCGCGTCGCGAACACGATGCAGATCGCGGCGCGTGTCTCCCAGGCGCGCAGCAAGTGGGGCGCCGAGATCGTGCTGATCGACGACACCGGGCATTGGGGACACGGTGTGCTGGACGGGCTGCTCGAGGCGCGCATTCCCGCCGTCGGCATCAACTTCGCCGCGAAGGCGATCAACCCGCGCTACCGCAACCGCCGCACCGAGATGTGGATCGAGATGGCGAAGTGGGTGAAGGCCGGCGGCGCGCTGCCCAACGTGCCGGAGCTCGTCGCCGAGCTCACCACGCCGACCTACACGTTCGTGAACGGGCTGCTCGCGCTCGAGGAGAAGGACCAGATCAAGAAGCGGCTGGGCCGCTCGCCGGACCTGGCCGACGGCCTGGGGCTCACGTTCGCGATCCCCGACATGCCGAGCGACGTGCTCGAGGAGCTCAAAGGCGAGGGCGCCGGCGTGCGCGCGGCGCTCGAGGCGGACCCCTACGCCGCACACCAGGCACTGCACCTGTCGACCGGGAGCTCGCGCGCCGCGATGGAGTACGACCCGTTCGCTTCACCAACGGATGACTAAGTGATGACTGATTTGTTTACCGACGTCGCGCGCCGCCTGAAGGGGGCGTCGCTCTCCTTGAACACCTACGCGATCCGCCGCGGCCTGGCGAAGCTGCCCGTGTTGGTGCGCCGGCAGAAGCGCCTCGAGCGCCGGCTGACCCGACTCGAGCTCGTGGCGGCGCAGGAGAAGGCGACGCGCGATGCGATCGACCAGCTGCTCGTCGCCGAGGGGCTGACGCCGGGGGAGGGCGTGACGTGCCTGGGGTTCGACGTCGTCCACCACGCGCGCGCCGGCCGGACGTCCATCTGCCCTGCGCGCCTGCGCGCGGCCGGCGTGGCGGAGGTCGACATTCAGTTCGCCACCGTCACCGGCACGCCGTCGTCGTTCGCGACGGTGCGGCCGATGAAGGGCACCGCGGTCGCGCGCGCCGCGTAGGCGCTACCTGTAGCCCGGTGCGGCGGCTCCCAGGTCGATAGCTGGGTGGGGAGCCGAAATGAGCATTAGAACGCGTTTGAACGCGTTAACGGGCGCATCTGGCGTCGAGCCTCAGAGCTCCCCCCTCCTTTACCGGGTCGGCATGGCGGTCGGCGGCTGGTTCCTGGTCGCGGCGGTCGCGGTGCTGCTGCTGATCGCGGCGGAGCTCGTCGTCGCGGTGCTCGAGCCCGTCGGCCAGTTCGCCGCGTATGTCGGCCGCTGGTTCGTCTGGCAGCTGCTCGGCGCCCTCGAGACGGTGGTGCGCGCGTGATTCGCCGCGCCACCGTCGCCGACGTCCCGGTGCTGGTCGCGATGGGCCTGCGGTTCGTCGCGTCCACGTCCTATGCCGCGCTGATTCCCGCGGACCCCGATCGGCTGACTGCGTTCTTTCACGGGCTGCTCGAGGCCGGCGTCGTGTTCGTCGCCGAGCGCCAGGACCAGGCCGTCGGGATGATCGGCGCCACCGTCTTCGACCACCCCATGAGCGGCGAACGCACCGCCTGCGAAGTCTGCTGGTGGGTCGAGCCCGACGCGCGTGGCGGACGGTCCGCCTTGTGGCTGCTGACCGCGGCCGAGCAGTGGGCGACCGCCGAAGGCGCGCGGCGCTTCCAGATGATTGCGCCGGCCGGGTCGTCCGCCGGCGCCCTTTACCAGCGACGCGGCTACAGCGAGGTCGAGACGACCTTCCAGCGTCCGCTGACTTCCTCCGCAGAAGGGCAGTAGGTCATGTCCACCGCAGTACCGCGCTCCGGCTCCGTGCCGCCGTCGTCGACCGGCACCGACATTCGTCGCGCGCCCGGCACGCCGCTCTGGACCTGGAAGCCGACGCCGGCGCCAGGCACCGACGCGCAGGGACGCAACCGCATTCCACCGGAGGCCCGCCGCGGCCTGCCGCGCTTTATCAATCCGCCGCGCGTCGTCGGGTCGGTCCTGGGCCGAGGCCCGGTGCCGCGTCGCCAGACCAGCGTGCCCTCGTCGCTGCTGGGAGGCGGCTACTAAATGGCAATAGGAACCACCAACGCCGTCCGCGGCGCCGACCAGACCACGCGTGAACGCTACGAGGTGCTGCGCGCGCAGTTGATGAACGAGCGGTCGTCCTTCGACCCGCACTGGCGCGAGCTCGGCGAGTTCCTGCGTCCGCGGCGCACGCGCTTCTGGACGAGCGATCGCAATCGGGGCGACAAGCGGAACCAGAGCATCATCGATTCGACGCCGGTGTTCGCGTCGCGCACGCTGCAGTCCGGCCTGCACGCCGGCCTGACGTCCCCCTCGCGCCCGTGGATGAAGCTGACCACGCCGGACCCCGACCTGGCCGAGCACGCGCCGGTGAAGGAGTGGTTGCACCTGGTCACGCGCCGGATGTTGAACGTGTTCCTCCGGTCGAATTTGTACAACGCGCTCCCGACCTTGTACGGGGATATGGGCGTGTTCGGCAGTGCCGCGATGGCGGTGCTCGAGGACGACGACGACCTGATGCGCTGTTACTCGTACCCGATTGGCTCCTTCGCGATCGGACTCGATGCGCGTGGCATTGCGACCACGTTTATCCGCGACTACGAGCTCACCGTTCGGCAGCTGGTCGAACAGTTTGGCGGCAGCGAGTACGGGCGCGTCGGCACGCGGTTGCGGCGCGGCCAGCCGATCGACTGGTCGCGCTTCAGCCCCGAAGTGCGGAACGCGTGGCAGCAGGGGAACTACGAGCAGCCGGTCGCAGTGTCGTGGATCGTCACGCCCAACGACAACGCGGACGCCTACCGGATCGGCGCCGAGCATCTGCCCTGGCACTCGTGCTGGTTCGAGCGCGGCAAGGAAGACACCGCGTTCCTGCGCGAGTCGGGCTTCAACGCGTTCCCGGTGCTGGCCCCGCGGTGGGACGTCACGGGCGAGGACACGTACGGGACCGACTGCCCAGGCATGACGGCGCTCGGTGACGTCAAGGCGCTGCAGATCATGCAGAAGCGCAAGGCGCAGGCGGTCGACAAGGCACTCAATCCGCCGCTGGTCGGGCCGGCGTCGCTGCGGACGCAGAAGACGTCGCTGTTGCCCGGTGACATTACCTACGCCGACGTGCGCGACGGGATGCAGGGGCTCCGCCCGATCCACGAGGTGCGCCTCGAGGGGATCCAGCACTTCGCGCTCGACATTCGCGACACCCAGGAGCGGGTGCGCCGCGCGTTCTACGAGGACCTGTTCCTCATGCTCGCGATGGGCGACCGCACCGGTGCGCCGGTGACCGCGCGCGAGATCGAAGAGCGGCACGAGGAGAAGCTGCTGGCGCTCGGCCCGGTGCTCGAGCGGACGAACGACGAGCTCCTCGACCCGCTGATCGATCGCGTGTTCGACATGATGGTCCGCGCCGACGCGGTGCCGCCGCCGCCGGAGGAGCTCCAGGGGATGGAGCTCAAGGTCGAGTACGTCTCGATCATGGCGCAGGCGCAGAAGCTGGTCGGCGTCGTCGGCCAGGACCGGTTCCTCCAGGCCGCGCAGGGGCTCGCGCAGACGTTCCCGTCGGTGCGGCACAAGGTCAACGCGTTTGCGGTGATGAACAGCTACGCCGACATGCTCGGTGTGGACCCGCACATCCTGCACACCGACGACGAAGCGACGCTGGCGCTCGAGGCCGAGTCGCACCAGGTCGCGCAGGCGCAGCAGGCGGAGCAGATGGCGGTGCAGGCGAAGGCCGCGCGTGACCTCGCCGCGGCGCCGACCACCGGCGACACCGCATTGCGCGCGGTGCTCGAGGG